AGGGCCGATTCTGCGACGATGGAGTCATTAAGCGGGTAGTAGATTTCAGAGCCTTCCAGCTCGCCAGTCGAAAAGGTATCGCCAATCTTTGCGCCCGGCTTAAAAATCGGATTGCCGTCAGCGTCGCGTGTGTTCCGCATCTTGCCTTTGATGATGGGATGCGCGACGTGGCCGGTAGACATGAAGCCGTCTTCTTCAAGTAGCATCTCGGTACCCTTGGCACCGGCAGCAGTCTCGCCGAGGAGCGCCTCATACATGTCGGTGTGATCCGCAAGAGACACCGTCTGTCCGGCTGCTGTAGCCAGAGCAACAAGGCCAGCGCCGCCCATATTGGTGGTAAAGCTAGCAGGAATGCCGAGGCCGTGATATACAGCGCGGTCAATAGCGCGACCAAGCCCTTGGCCCACCAGAGGCTTGACGTAGTTCCAGAGGCCTTCTTCAGTGTCGTCAAACACGTCAACTGGCACAGCCACAATACAGCCGAGCTTTTCCGCTTCGACGTACTTGTCGGCCCACGACATGTCAGTCGTAGGAATAAGCGAATTGTCGCCAGAGATAAAACCAGCATCGGGCAGCGTGTTGATTACTGGCGCGCGGAGCTGCTTTCGTGTCATATCCGGCAACTGGCGAGCCAGTCGCATTACAGAGGACATTTCCGCAGTCTTGTCCAACACGAAATTACTGTGCTCTTCAGGCATAAGCGACTGCGCGCCTGTGCGTGTGATGACATTATCAAAGGCCATGATTTTTTATCCTCGTCCGGCTGCGCGGCGCAGAAATGCGTCCATGTCGTTTCCGGCCGTTGCTGTTCCAGCGCCCCTGCCCGCGTTGGCGTCGGGAGCTGCTGAAAAAAACTCGGGGTTATCGGCGCGGAATTTCTCAAGACTGAGTGCGCCCTTTTTGTCGATGTATCCGCCGTGCTGGGCCACCAGATAGGCGGCTTTCAGATTCTTGACACCCACCTTCGCAGCGGAATCGACGAAGTCGGCATACTGCTGCGCGGATGCTGCGGCTGCGGACAGTTCGGCGATCTTCGTCTCGCTGTCCTTGTCCTTGTCCTCCAGCAGCGCGGCCTGTTTGGCGCGCTCCGCCTTCAGTGCCTCGTTGACTGCTGCCGACGTGCGACTCGCCACGTCTGCTTCGGTGTACGTGGTCGGGGTAGTCGGCTCGCTGGGCTTACCATCAGGCTTACCGGTGTCGGCTCCTGCTGGCTCCACTACTGCCGTTGCATCCTCTGCCATGTTCGTGTTGCTCCGTTTTGCGTTTTGCGTAAAACAAAAAAAGCCCGTAACCACTCCGGGATGGAGCAGTTACGGGCGGCGACTTAAAAAGCGGCGACCTCGTGTCTCTAAACTGTTGCGGCTCTGGCTACTCGCCTAGTGCCTTGTTGACTATCTTCAGCATGCCGTTTAGCTCTCGCCGAAAAATCAGCAGGTCAACGCGCATGCGGCTGGATACATCAACTACTTTACTTTTCTGTTTACATTCTACATCGGTCTGCTTGTCGTTTAAAAGAACTTTATTCTTTGAAGCCATTTTACTTACTCTCCTTCGCTGCTGCGGTTATCTCTGCTGATTCCTTTGCCAGCTGCTCGACTGCTGGCAATATGTCGGTGCCGGTGATGTACGAAACGGAGCAACGGCAGCCGACGTGCTGCGGTGTCGTGTCTACGCCACCCGCGAATGCTTCATCAATCGGGATAGGTCCCTGTGCCTCGTTGGCCTGGCACTCATCTGATACGCGGTCGTCCTGATTCGTAGACCACACCTTGTACTGCGCGCCGCGTGCCAGTGCGTCAAGCCGGTCGCCTTCACTAACTGCCATGTTCGATTCCTGCCGAGCAATCGTTTGCCTACGCTCCCTGAGTAGCCGCTGAAATTCGCGCTCCTCTGCGTTGGCAAGCTGAGACGGTGTCATATTCGTCTCGTCCAGCTCCTTGCGAAATTTCTCAAAAGCCTTAGCACGATTGCTGTCGAGGCCCTGCACTTCCTCCAGCCTGCGGGCGATGTCGCGCGGATTCAGGCCCTCGGCGATGCCCTCTGCAATCTTTTCGCCGACTGTGTTCAGGTCTGCCTTGCTCATAGATTCCAGCAGCGAATCCGCCGCAGTCTCGGCGAGCCGTGTCATCTGCTCGATGATGTCATCACTGTATTCGCCGCGAATCTGCGCGGCCAGCGTCTCGAAGTGCGCATTGACGATTCCCTCCCGCTGGCCCTCGTATTCCGCAAATAGGTACTGCGCCAACAGCGGCACGTCATCGGGGTCGAATGTGCCCAAGTCGAGCAGCTGCTTCGCCACTTCTTCCGGCGACCATGCCATCAGTTAGCCTGCCTATTCACGGCGCGGGCCAGCGCGCCGGTGCTTGCCAGCTGTCCGGCGATGTCCGGCGTGCGCGTGATGGCCTCGAATCGCGGTGCAGCCTCGTCAGGAGTCAATGGCACACGCTGCGGTGTGGGTGCTTGTGTAGCCGGTGCAGCGGCAGCAGTAGCAGTAGCAGTTACCGCAGCGGCCTCCTGCTGGTCTTCACGGAGCTGGTCAAGCTGGTCTTCACTCCAGCCCTCGTCCCGCAGAATGTTGATGATAGGAATGCCCGCCTCTGTATTCGTCTTGCGCGTGGTCGCCTGCGTCTCTGGCTGCACCGTGTGCGGGTCCGCCCAGATGCATTCGACTCCAGCCGGGTCAACGGCGTTGCCGCGCAGCTGCATGCAGAACGTCATGGCCTCGGTCCACGTGTCGCCGATAATTTCTTGCAGCCGCTCGACCTTAGCAATCAGCGGGGCTTCCATCGTCTGCAATGCCTCGCCGGAAATGTTCGCGCCTTGGCCCTCGAAATAATGCCGAGGAATTCCGGTCAAGGCCGCGATGTCGTTGGTCAGGTTGCCCATCGGCTCCAAATAATTGGCAGGGGACCCAGCAGCGAAGGTGCCGACACTGGTGTCCTGCTCGCCCTCAGCTGCGGGCGGCAGCTTCAATAGCGTGCCGGGGCCCGATGGCAGCTTGCCGTCTTCGAAGCTGGCAATGGCCCATCGCTGATTGAATGCGCTGTACTCGCTGGTCACCATCATGTCGTTAAACAGCTTATTGATGGCGTCCTGAATAGACAGCACTCCTGCGGAGAGTTCACCCACCATCGTGCGCCGGTTCGTCCTGAAATGGAAGATCGGAATCCTGCCGTATGGGTTTCCCTCGGCTGCGTCGAGGACCCAGCTTGTATGCTCGCTCGGCTCCGTGTCAGAGTAGTAATGCTCGATGCTGTACTTGTAGTACAGGTCGATAAACCAGCGCTGCTTGCCTGTCTCGCTGCTGCCCTGCCATCGCTTGCAGCCGACACGCGGTGTATCCGGGTCGGCTTCGTCATAGATGACGTGGGCCTGTGTCGGGTCGTGGTAGTAAGCCTTGACCGTTCCGTCTGGCCGCGTCCATGCCACCAGATACGATTCGCCCGTGGTCAGGGCCGCTGTGATGACCTCGGTTGCAGACTTGCGCAGGCAGCTCTTCCACACTTCGGCCATAGCCTCTGCTGTGGCAGTGTCGTCGTTGGCCCACTCCTGCACCTTCATGCGGTTGCGCGTGGAGTCGATGATGACTTGGCACCAGTTTTTCTTGTACGGTGCCGAGTTGCCGAAGACCTCGCTGAATTTCTGATTCAGGTACGTGATCGGATGGTCGCCGTCATAGTATCGCCACCGCTTCACGTGGCCCGGTGCCTTTGCCAGCATGGCCTTGTTGCATAGCTGTACGTCTGTCATCATGCTACCTCGACGCGATTAACGCGCTTTTTCATGGTCGAGTAAACCGCATACCGTAGGGCCGCGATTGCGTGGTCATTTGTGCCGATTGGCTGGTCAAGGCTTTCGCCGTGCTTGTCTTCATCCCACGTGTATGACGCCATCTCCAAGTTAAAATTCGTATTCGCCGCATGCGTATAGATGGTCATGCCCTGCAATAGCGAGATGCTGGCTAGCAGACTGCCCTTACCCTTGACTGCGGACAGCACGCGGAAGCCCTGCCGAGCCAGCTCGGCGATACGGGCAGGCTCGGCGCTGTCGGCATATACCGCCGTCATCTTCTCGACGCCGCAGGCCCGCATGCGGTCGCCCAGCTGCGCGTTGGTTAGCTTTGTCTGATAAAGCACTTCACGGACGTACAGACTGCCAACGCGGCGTTTCCAGTCGATGTCCTTGAAGCCGACGTATATGATGGTGCTCGGGTCGTTGAATCCGAAGTCCATGCCATAAGCCGTCATGTCGAACTCTTCCGGGAACGTCTCCAGCATGACCGGCGGATTGAATATCAGGCCCTTCAGGATGCCCCATTCGCCTTCGCCATAGACGCGGTACATGTCGGGGCTGTGCCCGGCGAGGTCGGCCAGCATTTCCTTGTACTCGTCGTCGATAAACGGGTTGTCTGCGAACGTTGATTTGATGATGCTGGCTTTGTCGCTTGACTTGTCGAAGAATCGCTTCTTCAGCCAGTGCGTTGCCGATATCGGGTTGAACGTCAGCATGACCTGCTTATAGCCCGGCGTCTCGCCACGCAGCCGCAGGTCGATCTGATTCAGCTCGGCTTCGGACAGCTCCGTAGCCTCCTCAATCCATATGGACGTGACGCCGGATATGGACTTCAGCTTCTCCATATCGTCAAGGCCCTTGAAGATGATTTCGGAGCCGTTCGGGAACTTGATGCTCATTTCCGTAGTATTGATGCGGACCAGATCATATATGCCCCATTCGCTCAGCCGCGCCTTGATTTCGGCGAACATGGAGTCACGCAGCGTTCTGCCGATTTTCCGAATCAGCATGAATCGGTGCCGCTCGTGCAGGCATCGCAGCACGACCTTCTGGCTGGCAAATACCGACTTGCCTGACCCCGCGCCGCCGTAGAGAATCAGGTACCTGCTTGTGTCCCACAGTGCCGGATACTGCCGTGGCACCGTGCAGGCCTGCATGTCGATCTGCTCACTCGTATCGCTCATGGCAGTGGCTTGCCGCCGGGGAAGACGAAGGTCGGCATGATGATATTACCGCCTTGGTCTGCCTGCTTGTCCCAGCCCTTCAATTTAGCCAGCCGCTCGATGGCCTGTACTGGCGAAGCCAGACGCAGCTTAGTCACACGGACAGCCTTCTTGCCCTCCATGTCGATGCGCTGGTCAATGGACTGCACTGCCTCGGGGCAGTGCTCCTTGACTGCGGCCATGTCGATATTGCCGTCGGCATCGGTGTACGCACCCACCGTCCCCCGTGCGATTGAGGTCAGGATGCGGCAGGCTTCGTCGTGCTCCATAATGGCAGAATCGCGTTTTTCCGCCTGTAATTCGCGGATTTTAGCGGTTACCTTAGCAT